GTGGTCGGGAAGATTCCCGCCTGTGCTCGCTGTGCGGAACTCTACGAGAAGTTCAGCAAGCGATAGGCAGAAAAGAACGGGGCCCCTCCGGGGGCCCTTTTCTTGTGCCTGCATTCCATTATTTAGACTAACTAAAAGTTGAAGGGTACAGCTTTGGCAAAGTTACCCGCGTAGATTTGGGAATGATGTGCACCACACTTATGTTGGTAAAACGTGTAAATGTCCGAATACCAACGTCTGTGACCATGGTTTCCATAGTTCCCACCCCCACAGTTGACCTATTCCTGTTTGTCCCAGGGCCCTTCGGAGGGGCAGCATCCTGGGCGTGGGTCGAGCATCCTGACTGGCCCGGTGTGCTAGCCACGGACTACGTGTACAACGCCCATGAGGCTTCGTCCGTGGTCCGCATGTACGCAACCGTGATGTCCCGCATCCTGCGGACCCGTGACGCTGAGCGCTTCAACGTGCTGGCACGTGGCCGGACCACGGGGCTCATCGTCGCCCAGGACGAATGGCACTGGGACGGGGGAAGGCACATCTTCCGCCCATCAGCCGAAACGCCATGGAACCAGTGGAAACAGGTAGCCCGGCGCTATTACGAGATCACGGGCACGCGTATCGAGAAGCGCAGGTTCCGCCCTAGGCTCGAATAGTGCGGATCACATGGGCAATTGAAGGCAGGGGCGCGGGCTCAGCGGACGTCGCCACGGTGGAAGAGGCTGCAACGGCCCTCAGCCGGGCTGTGACGGCCGTTCACGAGCGGACTGACCCAACCACCCTCGCGACCATCCTTGAACGCGTTGTAGCGCCACTGAGGGCTTCTCTCGTGACCGACGGGCGGCAGGCTGTCGAACGGGGTGACGAGTGGTCAGCGAGCAGGGGCGGAATTCTGGTCCAGCTCTCACGCTGATCTCCGCCGTTCTCTACTCTGACGACATGACATTGACAGGAGAGGTGAAACCCGCCCTGCGGGTTGAAGGACCTATGAGGCAAGAACGATGGGGAAGCGTCGGGTTCAGGCTCGATGACAGGACATCCCCAAGGCAGTGCAGGGAAGTTGCCCGCAAGATGCTGACGACGTTTCAGCTCACGTGGGTGCCCGGTTTGGTGGACGACGTGATGACGATCGTCAGCGAGCTAGTGACGAACGCGTGCCTGTACGGCGGAGACTCATTTCCGGCGGGCTCACTGACCATGTGGCACCCGAACACGCGCCTGATCATCTGCGTGCACGACAAGAACCCGGAGCAGCCCACCAGGGCCCTCCGCCGGGCGTACACAGCGCTGCGCGAGCAGGACGATCTTCGGCACGCTGCCTATGTCGCTGGGCGCCCTTTCGAAGAGGTCAGCGCGTGGTCACATGACTTCGACATGGAGACGAGCGGCAGGGGAATTCGGATGATCACCAGGCTTGCCCGCAACCACCTGGGCGAACTGGATTACGCCACGGACGGGGACGCGAGCCACCCCGGCAAAGTCGCGCGGGTCAACCTGCTGTTGCCTAACGTCATGTGGCGGAACCGGTTCACCGACCCGTGGACCGGGCACAGCAAGGGTCCGGCCCGGCAGAGCAGGGCATAGCAAGAGCCCCGGACAGGGATGGTGTCCGGGGCTCCGCCACAGCCCACTTTAGAGCTTCACAGCCCCGTTCGGACGCTGATCCGGGCGGGGCTCGCTGTTGTCCGGAACAAGGTGTGACCAGCCGGGTAGGGCTGCACGCTGTGCCGACACGGACCCATGGGGAGTGCACAACGCTCCCAGGGCGGTTGGCCACTTGATATACCGGCCCTGACCTGCGACAATCCGGCCCCATGGAGACACCACACGGAAGCGAGCCTGACCCGCGCACCCTGATCGATCTCTTCTGCCGGAAGTCGCAGGCAGTCAAGAGCAAGGGTGGGAAGCGCGAAGTCAGCATCAAGGCCCAGGAAGCTAGGGGCAGGCGAGTAGCCGAAGAGCTTGGGCTGACAGTCCGTCACGTATGGCGGGAAGTCGGCAGCGCGAGCCGCTTCAGCAGGCGTAAGGCACGTACCGAGCAGGATAAAGCCCTTCGCGCTGTCGAGAATGCGGAAGTGGGAGCGCTCTGGCTCTTCCGGGTTGACCGGTGGGACCGTAGGGGCGCTGGCTCGATCTTGAAAATCATTGAGCCCGATGACGGTATTCCGCGCCGGTTGCTCATCGACAATGGCGACCCTGATAACCCGGGTATTTCGCTCGACAGCACCAATCCGCGTGACCGGAAAGAACTGATCAACCGGGCGGAGCAGGCGCGAGAAGAAACCGAAATTCTCAGTGAGCGTGTGCGGAATACGAAGGACACCCAGCGCGCGAACGGCGAATGGATAAACGGCACAGCGCCATACGGGCTGAAGATCGTCATCGTTGAAATCGAAGACGACGAAGGCGACATTATCGAAGAGCGCAAGCTAGCCCAGGACGATGCGCTAGCCGGAGATCCTGAGAACCCGGAGCGCACGAAGGCTGAAGTGGCGTTCGAGCTGATTTACACGCTGCCGCTCGAAGGCCATTCCTCGCGCGCTATCCCGATTCTGGCCAATGCCCGTGGTATCCCGTCGCCCACCGGGGGACAGTGGGCATCCGCCACAGTGCGGGACATGATCCATAACCCCGTGTACGCCGGTTGGCAGACCACCGGGCGGCAGAACAACGCGAGCCGGAGACTGCTCTACCGGAACCACATCGGGGACCGTGTGAGCGTCATGGCGCCGGGCGAAGAGCCACTGATGACCGACGAGCAGCAGAAAGCCGCTGAAGCCGCTCTGAGGGGCGAGAGCGGGCTAGGGGTGCCGAAGGACGGCAGCACGCATGACACGCGCCCCAAGCACCTTCTGACGGGCTTGAACAAGTGCCGTGGCTGCAACGGCGGAGCCATGAGCTACAGCGGACTGGGTTACACCTGCTGGAAAAAGGGGGCAGGCAAGACCTGTCCGGCGCCTGCGTACTGTGCCAAGAAGAGTGCAGAGAGTTACGTGTTCATGGCGTGGTCCGCCCGGCTGACCAATGCGGAAGACGATGATCCGCTTCTCGCTGAGGTAGCCCGGCGCTGGGCAGGCGTGGTCAACCCGAAGGCCACGGAGGACGAGAAGGCAGCGCGGGAAGCGCTCACGCTGGCAGAGTCCGCCCTACAGCGGGTGTGGACCGACCGACGAGCAGGAAGGTATGACGGTCCGTCAGAAGCTTACTTTGACGGTGACCTGCGGGACGCCACGGAAGCTGTGTCGGCAGCGCGTAGGGCCCTGCTCGAAGCACGGGGAAGCACGGCGGTAGATATCTCGTTCCTACTGGACATGCAGAGCTTGACTGAGGCATGGGAAGACGCGAGCGACTCGCACAAGCGAGAGCTGTTGGCGCTGGCCATTGACGAGATCTGGGTAACGAAAGCAGCCAAGAAGGGAATCCCCTTCGATGGTGACGACCGAATGGAAATCAGGTGGGCAGCGTGAGGCGATGCAACGCGTGTGGCGTCGAGAAAGCACTAGAAGAGTTCCCCTTGCGGAAGGGGGCAGCGCTGGGCCATGACTACCAGTGCAAGGAATGTCAGGCAGACGCAGCACGGGCCAATCGCGCCGGGGTCAAGGAAGGCGCCTGTGCGGTCTGTGGTGACTCGATCGAGGGGCGGGGAATCTGCTCCGCCTGCCGGGCTGCCGTGACGGTCCTGGGCGGGCTGGACGGGCTGAAGCGAGCCGTACGCGCTGTCCGGTACCTAGATGGGGAGAGTGAGTAACACCACACGGGCGGTAACAGGGTGGTCACGGGCTTCGTGCTCGGGCCACCCTTCGTCATTCCAGCGGGTGAGCCGTGTAGCTTTCCTACACTCCGACCACTGACCACCCCTCAGAAAACCCACTCTGACCAGCAAGAATGTAGGAGTGTAGTTTTACCCCCCAGACTCACATCACAGCCTATGTATGTTGTTTGGAACGGCGGAATTGAGCCCGCTTCTACACTTCTACATTCGGGCGTTCGAACCGCTCTCTTATAGGTGTAGGGCGGTTGATCCCGCGCATCTGAGATCACCCTTTCGGCGGACTGTGGTCCCGCCCTGCCAAGCGCCCCGGTCGACTCCCATGCCCTCTCTCCCATGGTGTGAGTCCCGGGGTTTTTGGCTTGTAGCTCAACCGGCAGAGCACCGGATTGTTAATCCGGGTGTTGGTGGTTCGAGTCCACCCAAGCCAGCAAAGGGCGCAGAAAATAGGTCCCTGACCGGACCGACGATATGCACCCAGGGTGAAACCGGCGCAACCCTGCCCAGCTAGTCACTGGGAAAGTGCGCGGCGAGTAGCCCTGAATCTTCCCGCTGGTGTAACAAGCATTCCGCCCCTTTGATCGGCGGAGGTGCCGGTAACCAATCCGGCGCGGGTCGCCAACCGCTGTTGGTGGAATGGTAGACACTCTGCGCTTAGAACGCAGCGCTCACTAGGGCATGGGGGTTCGACTCCCTCACAGCGGACCACCTACAGATCTCCGTATGTCCCCGGGAGGGATCATGAACCCCAAACCCGGTGACATCGGGCTGTGTCGAATAAGCGGGCTTACCGGCGTGGCCGTATCCGCTGGACAGCGTCTGATCGGCTCTGGAAGCTACTTCACGCACGCGTTCATCTATATGGGCGCCGGAGAAGTGATTCAGGCTCAGCCGGGCGGAGCGAAGCGGGTCCTGCTCGCTGAGGCTCTGGACGGGCGTAAGCGGGTCGCCTTCTCTGACTTCGACCTGAACCCTGCCCAGCGAAGCGCCATCTGTGCTGCTGCTGAGCGGTTCATTGGTACGCCGTACAGCTTCCTGGATTACCTCGCTATCGCTGAGGCCCGTATAGCGCGCATAGATTCTCTAGAGGAATTTGTGGGCGAGACTGGCCACATGATTTGCAGTCAGCTAGTAGACGAGTGCTACCGGCAGGCAGGCATAGAGCTATTCCCTGGGCGCATCCCTGGTGATGTAGCACCGGGTGATCTAGCCAAGCTGATAGGGGTATGAGTGGCCCGGCGTCCCTGCCTGCGCTGCAAGAGATTGACCACCAATCCATCCCGCTGTGATGTGTGCTCTGCTGAGTACCAAGCCCAGCGGGACAGGCAGCGTGGCAGTGCTAGCCAGCGTGGCTATACCAGTAGGTACAGAGCAGTAGCTAGGCAGGTACTAGCAGAGCACCGTACCAGCCATGGTGAGCACTGCCCGGGGTGGGGAGTTTCCGCCCACCATGCGGAGGAACTCACCGTTGACCACATCATTCCCCTTGCTGCTGGTGGAACTCACGCCCGTAGCAATCTTCGTGTTCTATGCCGTGGCTGCAATAGCCGTAAGCGTGACAGAGCGTAGGCACTAGGGACTGCATATCCATGCATAGCCCTGCCTCCGATCTTGCATATGTATGCGAGTACGGGGGGGTGGGTCAAAGTCTGGGACAAAATCAGCCGGGGACCCGGCCCCCATGGCTGGGCGCATCGCTGCGAAATTCCAACCCGGGGGGTCTGGCCCAGAAACGCCCCAGAACCGCATAATCATGCAGAATCAGGGGGCGAAGCCATGGCGGTTGGTCGCCCACCGGTTCCTACGGAGCGTAAGCGAAAACTGGGAAATCCGGGCGCGCGCCCTTTGCCTGATCCGGGCACTGTGCATGACGCTGTCCCGCTCCCTGACGCCGTGCCGGTCCATCTGGGTCCCGCTGGTGCACAGCTTTACTCACGGATCGTGACCGGGGCCGCATGGCTCGCTGACACCGATCGGCCAACGCTGGAACTTCTCTGCGAGAAGGTTGACCGGCGCGAGCAGATGAAGGCTCAGCTAGAGCAATCAGACCTTGTGCTGTTCACGGACAAGGCGTACGCGTACCCCAACCCGCTGGTCGGAATGCTCAGCACCATCGAGACAGAGATAGCGAAGCTGTTTGGTGCGCTGGGTCTCACTCCGACCGACCGAACCCGAATGGGTCTCGCTGAGGTGAAGGCGCGGAACGCGTTCGAAGACTTCCTGTCCAAGAAGGCAGGCACGTAGCACATACAGAAATCCGTAGGTGAGGGGGAGTGGAGTGGTAACCCCCTACCTACTTACGCCCGTACCGAAGGCTGACGTCAAGCGTGGCGATGGCGCGGACTTCGTGGGCTTCTCTGAGAGCTTCCTACGGGTCACGAAGGACTCTGTGGGTGGCTCTAGTGGCTCGCTGCTCCAATTCCGTGGCTGGCAGCGCGATACGTTCGGCAGGCTTCTAGCCCGGCGCCCTGATGGCCGGTATCGACACCGGCAAGCGCTCATCGGAATGCCCCGAAAGAACGGCAAGAGCGCCGTAGGTGCAGCGCTGGCTATCTTCGGGCTCGTCTCGGGTCCCCGTGGTGGTGAGGTTTACTCCATCGCTGCGGACAAGGAACAAGCCAGGATCGTCTTCGGCACGGCCAAGAAGATGATTGAGCTAGAGCCTTCCATGGCGAACAGCTTCAACGTCTTCCGGGACGCCATCGAGCTACCTGCGACCGGCAGTGTCTACCGCGTGCTGTCCGCTGAGGCGTTCACGAAAGAGGGACTGAACCCGCACCTGACCATCGCTGACGAAGTCCACGCACAGCCCACCCGTGAGCTATGGGACGTCATGTCCCTCGCTTCCGGCGCCCGGGTAGAGCCGATGATGGTGGGAATCACCACGGCCGGTGTGAAGTCGGATTCCAGTGGTGGCGATTCGCTGTGTTACGGCATGTACCAATACGGCGAAAAGATCGTGCGTGGGGAGATCGATGATCCTGCTTTCTATTTCGAGTGGTGGGGAGTCGCCGAAAACGCGGACCATCGCGATCCCGCCGTATGGGCGTCCGCGAATCCTGGTCTGGGCGATATTGTCTCGGTCGAAGATTTCCATTCAAGCGTACTCCGCACGCCGGAAAGTGAGTTTCGTACTAAGCGTCTGAACCAGTGGGTTAGCACGGCGCAGGCATGGCTTCCGGCCGGAGCGTGGGACGAGTGCGCGGGTGGCGACGAGATCGAACCCGGTACCGAAGTGGTCCTAGGCTTCGATGGCTCGTTCAACAACGACAGCACGGCCCTTGTGGTGGTCACCTGCCCGCAGGACGAAGACGAGAAGCCGCATGTGGACGTGGTGGCAGCGTGGGAGAAGCCCACTGACGCCGGTCAAGACTGGGCCGTGCCCATCTTCGACGTTGAAGACGCCATCAGGCAGGCATGCCGGAAGTATCAGGTGCGAGAGATCGTGTGTGACCCGTTCCGCTGGGCGCGCACCTACCAGATTCTTGAATCTGAGGGACTCCCGATTGTGGAGTTTCCCCAGTCTCCGGCCCGCATGGTCCCGGCAACGCAGCGCTTCTACGAAAGCGTCATGAACAAGACGCTGACGCACAGCGCTGACCCGCGCCTAGCACGGCACCTGTCTAACTGTGTGCTCCGGACCGATTCGCGCGGCTCGCGCCTGTCCAAGGATGCCAAGGGTTCCCCGCGAAAGATTGACCTAGCCGTGAGCGCTGTCATGGCGCTGGAACGCGCATGCCAAGAGCCGGAGGTAGCCCCAACGCCCCAATTCTTCAGTTGGGCTGATCTGTAAGGGAATTCGCATGAAGCTCAGTCGGCGCCTGATAGGCGAGATAGCCGATGTTCTCGGTATCGGTTGCCTGGTAGGCGCCGGTTGGGAATTCAGCTCAGTTCTCGGGCTGGCTCTGGCCGGTGTTGGCCTGATCGTCATCAGTCTGGTGGTGGACAAGTGAGCCTAGCCAGACGAGCCGGTAAGGCCATCCGAGAATCGCGCCTGTACCTCCCGTCCGGTGCGGGGGACCCATGGACGATTCCCAGCAACGGAAGTCTTGCGGCGTACACAGCAGCCGGTGTCCCGGTCACTGAGGACACGGCAATGCAACTTCTCAGCGTGTCCGCCTGTGTGCGGCTGCTCGCTGACGCTGTGGCCGGTCTGCCCTTCGACGCTGTGAAGGCTGACGGGGACATTCGCAGGACCGTAGAGCCCCCGCCTGCCATCGTCGCTGACCCGTTCGGCGGAGCTAGCTCGAACGCGCTGCCTACACGGCGTCAGGGCTTCGTCATGATGATGGTTTCCCTGCTGCTCCGGGGTAACGCCTACTGCCTGGTGCTGTCGAGGGACAGCTACGGGCGCCCTACTCGCCTGCGCGTGCTCCACCCGGACCGGGTTGACGTTGACTTTGACGCGTACGGCATGCGCCGGTACAAGATCGATCGCAAGCCTGTTGACTCGCCTGACGACGTGATCCACATCATGGGTATGACTTACCCCGAATCTCCGTCCGGCATGAGCGTCATCAGCTACGCCCGGCAGGCCATTGGGCTTGGCTTGGCCGCTGAAGAGTTCGGTTCGCGGTTCTTCGGTGAAGGCGCGCACATGACGGGCGTGGTCGAGATCGATGCGGACCTAGACATTGACCGGGCCCGGCAGATCAAAGAGAACTTCTCTGCGTCCCACAGCGGGCTGAAGAACAGTCACACGGTGGGCGTGCTGTCCGGCGGAGCGAAGTGGAAGCCCATTTCAGTCTCTCCGGAAGATGCTCAGTTCCTGGGCACCCGCGCAGCGCAGAACCTAGACATAGCCATGGTTTTTGGCGTTCCGCCTCACATGCTGGGGCAGGTCGACAAGACCACGTCATGGGGTACGGGCATCGAGCAACAGGGCTTGGGGTTCCTGGCCTACACGCTGAGCGCATGGCTTGGCCGCTTCGAAGACGCGTGGTCCGCCATGCTGCCGCGCCCACAGTCCGCCCGTTTCAACGCTGACGCTCTGCTACGCACCGACACAGCGGGACGATATGCGGTCTACTCCGCTGCTCGTTCGGCCGGAATCCTCACCACCAACGAAATCCGGGCTATGGAGAATTACGGCCCGGTCGATGGTGGGGACGATATTGCGGCTCCGCTGAACTCATCCGCGCCGAAGCTCACGAAGGACAACGGCGCTTCACCGAGTGCACAAAAGGCAGATGCGTTGGGAGCAGTACTATGACCGATCTTTCAAGCCGTGGCACGCGCCGGAATGTGCGCGAAGACCGCAGACGACCCTTCGAGGGTATGGAACTGCGGGAAGTCGATAACGGGTCCGGCGGCAGCCTGCTGCGCTTCACCGGGTACGCGTCAGTCACTGAGACTGGCTATGAAATGCAGGACTTTCTAGGCGACTACACGGAAGTAGTGCGCCGGGGTGCCTTCACGAAGACTCTTGCGGAGGGTGCTGACGTCCCGTTCAAACTGAACCATGACGGGATGACCCTTGCTCGCACGAAGTCCGGCACCATGCGACTCGCTGAGGACTCCACCGGGCTCTACGTCGAAGCGGACCTAGACCCCGGCAACGGGCAGGTTCGCGATATCCGCTCTGCGATGGAGCGTGGCGACCTTGACGAAATGAGCTTCGCCTTCCGGGTGACTCGTCAGGAGTGGTCGCCAGACTGGACCCAGCGGGACATCACTGAAGTCAACATGAACAAGGGCGATGTCTCGATCGTCAACTATGGCGCCAACCCGCATACCGCTGGTCTAACGTCTCTGCGCGGGCTACTGGCCCCGGGGACCATCATCACTCGCGAAGTGCTTGAAAGCGCCCTGCGAGAGCTGGAAGGCACTCCGGCCGAAGAGCCGAAGGTGACCCCGGATCTCTCGCTGTACGAAGCGCGCTTGCGTGCGCTGAATCTCTGAACCTGCGCCGGTCACCTACAGATTTCTGTACGTGGTCCGGTGCTGCCCGCCCGGTTTACGCCGGAGCCTACGCCGGAGCCCTAGCTACACGGGCCACCACCTAGGCCACCACCTAACTCAAGTGGTGGGCGATTCCCATGAATCGAACCTAGGAAAGGTCCCTAATGGACAAGCGTTCTCTAATTGCCGATCTGGTGGCGAAGCGCTCCGCTGAGCGGACCAAGCTGGACGGCATCCTGTCTGAGGCTCGCGGTGCGGACAATGTGCTGTCCGACGAGCAGCGCTCTGCCTTCGATGCCGGTGAGGCTGAGGTGCGTGCGCTGGACGAGCGGATCAGCGAGCTAGACGCGCAGGTTCGCGCGGACGATGCTGCGGCTGAGATGGCGAAGCGCTATGCGCCGTCCGGCGTCAAGGTCACCCGTGAGCCGGAGATCTACCGTTCCGGTCTGGGCGGCCGGTCGTACTTCCGAGACCTGCACCTGTCCACCTACCGTGGCGACCGGGACGCTACCGAGCGGCTCGCGCGCAACAACAAGGGCAGGGAGGTGGAAGAGCGTGCGCTGACCACGGTGAACGGCGCTGGTGGTGAGTTCGTGCCCCCGCTCTGGCTAGAGAAGGAGTTCGTTCGACTCGCGCGACCGGGCCGGATTACCGGCAACCTGGTTCCGACGCAGGCTCTTCCGTCCGGTACCGACTCGATCAACGTGCCGAAGGTCGCGACCGGTACGGCCGTTGCGGTTCAGGGCACCCAGAACACTGCCGTTCAGCAGACCGACCTGACCACCACGTCGATTTCGTCCAGCGTGACGACCATCGCAGGTGGCCAGACCGTTTCGCTTCAGCTCATCGAGCAGAGCCCGCTAAACGTCGATGACGTCATCCTTGCGGATCTCGCTGCGGCCTACGCGGTTCAGTACAACAGCCTGATCCTGTCCGGCTCCGGCACGGGCGGTAACCCGACCGGTGTCCTGACCCTGTCCGGTACCAACTCGGTCAGCATCACTGCCACCACGGCCGTTGGTCTTTACTCGGCTATCGCCAACGCGATTCAGCTGATCCACACCAACCGGTACCTTCCGCCGGACACGATCATCATGCACCCGCGCCGTTGGGCCATGCTGCTCGCTGCGGTCGACTCTTCGAACCGTCCGCTGGTGGTCCCGAACGCCAACAACCCGATGAACGCGCTGGGTACCGCTGGTGAGCCTGTCTCGCAGGGCTACGTGGGCACCATTCAGGGTCTGCCGGTCTACGTGGACGCGCTGATCCCCACCAACGGTGGCGCCGGTACGAACCAGGACACCGTGATTGTGGGTCGCTTCGCTGACCTGATCGCGTGGGAGGGCAACGTCAAGGCTGAGGCGTTCCCGCAGACCTACGCGAACCAGCTATCCATCTTCGTGCGGCTGTACAACTACATGTCGTTCCAGCCTGCTCGATACCCGAAGTCCCTTGCGGTCGTCGCTGGTGCCGGTCTGGTTCCGCCCACCTTCTAAGTGAGCCTGTGACGGTGGGGGTCACCTACAGATTTCTGTATGTGGCCCCTGCCGTTACCCCGGTCCACTGACAACGAAGAGAGGAACCATGAACCCCATCAACTACGCCAACGGGCTCGTCGTAGAGCTTGGCTACGCGCAGCAGACGAAGGACAAGGCGCGTGAGTCCGGCGTGCGCGAACAGCTCACGTGGGTTGCCGGAGAGCTGGACAAGGTGAACCCCGGTCCGCTCAGCGAGCACACCAGAGAGCTACTCGAAGAGGCGAAGTCCGCCGTTGCGGATGCGCTGACCAACAAGCCCGGTCGAGCCGCTAAGGCTGCACCTGCGGACGCTTAGGGGATGACATGCCGCTGATCTACTTCACTGGGCAGGACGTAGCGCTTACGGCTAACCCGCTCGATGACAGCGGTAACCCCGTCAGTGGCGCTGTGAGCGTCTCTGTGACCATCACAGACCCTTCCGGCGCCACCAGTACCCCTACGGTCTCCGGGCCCGTCAGTGGGGCGTACACGGCCGTGGTGAGTGCAGTCAGCCTCTCGGGTGTCTGGCTCGTCCGCTGGAGTGCTACCGGCACGGGCGTGGGCTGGAAGTCAGAGACTCAGTTCCAGGTGCGTCCGCCCGGCGTCGAACAGCTAGTTGACCTGCCGTCCGTCAAGGCGCACTTGAACATGAACCCTGCTGACACTCGGCAGGATGACGAACTACAGGGCTACATCCTCGCTGCGGGGGAGATAGCCCGGAACCACTGTGGGCCGTTCATTCCGGAGACTCACACGGAGTACTTCGACGGTGGAACGTCGATGATCGTGCCTTCCTTCCTGCCGGTCGCTTCGGTTCTGAGCGTGACGGAGTACTACGGACTCAGCACGTACCCGCTCACCGAGCAGCCTCTAGGCGCGCAGAACAACGCCTTTGCCTACACGGTCGATTACTCCACCGGGTCCCTCACGCGTCGCACGCTGGGCGGGGAAGCTGCGGTATTCGCCTTCGGCTCGAAGAACATCAAGGTGGTGTACACGGCCGGTCGCTCCGGCGCTGTCCCCTGGACCGTGCGTCTGGGCGTGCTGGAACTGATCCGGCACCTGTGGCAGATGACCCAACAGGGCGGAGGGCGCCCGAAGTTCAACGCAGGCGCCTATGACGGGGGAGAAGCTGTGATTCCTACTGGCTTCGCCATCCCGTCCCGCGTGATTGAGCTGTGGCAACCGCTCTACCGGGGGCCGGGGATCGCATGACCATTCCAGCAAGCACGGCACCCGCTGTACGTCAGTGGCTCTTCGACCAGTGCTCCGCCGGTCTGACGCCGGACCCACTGAACCCGCGCGCTTCGCTGATCGTGTGCTTCGACCAGCCGGGCCCGAACGAGCCTGATGACATCGTGGCAATCGGCCGAGTGCGCAGGCACCTGGAAGTAGCCGGAATGATCGGCGGCGGGGGAGCGGGCTGGCTTGACGAGCACTACACCGTAGACATCGTCATTGACGTCTTCCGGTCTTCGGACGCTGGCCAGGATGCCTACTCGCGCGCAATGACTCTGGCGAATGCCGTTGTGGCCATTCAGCGCACAGACCTGACATTGGGCGGGAACGTCATCCGCTCTGTCCCCAAGGGCGATAACGCTGAAGTCGAGTGGGACTCAGACCACGGCGGTAAGCACGCAACGGTAACCGTCGAAATCGAGTGCGTAACGAGGATCTAATGCCTGAGTTCACATACACCGGCGCGGAAGAGCGCTATTACCCGTCACTCTCGCTGCTGGTGGAACCAGGCGACAGCGTGACGCTTGATTCCGACCCTGGGGACGGTCGCTTTCTCCCCTCCGATGGCGCTCCGGCGCCTGCTCCGGTTGCTGACCCTGCGCCGGTTTCCGAACCCGTGGCTGACTCACAGCCCGATGATTCTCCGGAAGTTGGTGTCTAATGCCGAAGGCAACACAGCTAAGTTTCCTAGGTATTGCCAAGGAAACGACCCCGGGCACTCCCGTAGCGTCCACGAACTACATCCCTGTTACCAGCATCACCCCGAAGGACAACCTGACCCTTCTCGATGACAAGGGTTATCGGGGCTCGCTGGTCGAAGTCTACGATCAGGTGGCCGGTGTCCTTTCCGGCTCGCTTGACTTCGATGGCGACGTGTTCCCGGACACGGTGGGCTTCCTGCTCGCTGGCATCCTGGGTGACGTCACCACGACCGGCGCAAGCGCCCCGTTCACGCACACCTTCGCCGTGCTCAACACTGGTGGCGGACAGCCCACTTCGTACACGCTCAATGACAACTACGTCGCTGGAAACCGGCAGTACCCCGGCGCGAAGTTCTCGGAACTGGGCTTCAAGCTCTCGGGTGACGGTCTAGTCACCTACAGCGCGAAGACCACCACGTTCGGCAGCGCCACGGCTGTTGCGCCCACTTCGTCCTTCACCAGCGTTCAGCCTCTTGCCGGTTGGAAGGGTGTTGCCCAGATTGGTGGTGTCACTCAGACGGGCTTCCTGGACGCTGAGGTCACCATCAAGCGCAGCGTCACCGTGATCAACCCGGTCGATGGCTCGCAGGCGCCTGCCTCGCTGTGGTCCGGCCCGGTCACCGTGGACGGTAAGGCCACCCTGATCATGGAAGACGACACCCAGCTAACCAACTACCTGGGTAACTCGAAGGTTGCCATCGATCTCAACTTCACCGCTGGTGCTGGTGCTACGGCCGTTCAGCTTCAGCTTCACATGACGAAGTGCTCCATCAGCGCTGCGGATATCACGCGCGGTAAGGACTACATCGAAGTCCCGATCACGTGGTCTGCTCTCGCCAACGCTACCGACGTCGGTACTTCGGGCGGTTACTCGCCTATCAAGGTCACTGTTCAGAACGCAATCACCTCCGGGACGTACAAGTAATGCAGCACATCACCCTTCCTTCCGGCGCCACTGTCGACCTGCGGGACGTTGCGGACGTGACCGAGCGTCAGCGTCGACCCATCAAGCGCATTCAGACCAAGCTAGCCGGTCTGCCTGCCTTCGTGTCCGCTGTCGAAGAGGCGCAGGCGCAGACCGATGGTCAGGAACTCACCCCGGAGCAGCAGCTACGCATTGCGGCCGGTATGGGCGAAGCCTTCGACCTACTCGAAGAGCTGAATGACGCTCTGGTGGTCGCCCTGGTGGCCGGTTGGTCCTTCGGGTTCCCCGTGGTGGTCGACAGCGTGCAGGATCTTCCGGGCCGAGACCTAGACGCGCTTCGCGCTGCTGTCTCCCCGTACCTGACCCAGCTCAACCCTGACTTCGACCCGTCCCCGGACACCCAGTCCCCTACCGTGGCCTCCGTCGCCTAACGGAGGCTCTATCCCACAAGGGTGGGAGCACCTACACGGCGGATGAACTCCCCAGCGAGGAATACCGGATATGGCGCCTGTGCACGCTGCTGCACTGCCGTCCGTCGCAACTCGATGGGGAGTCCGCCGTAACCCTTGACTGGCTTCTCGCCGTAGACGATGCCGTTGAAAAGGCGCGCCGGATCGTTGAAGAAAGGGCCGCCAATGGCTGAGGGATTCGGCGCAGTAGTCAAGGGAGTTGGTGAAGTTGGCGTCAGGCTGAGTGAGATGCAGGTGGCATCGAACGAAGCAACACGCGTGGCGCTGGGTAAGGCAACTTCATACACGAAGGGACGCATCAAGGGCGGGATGCGTGGCCGACCACGATGGGGCCACAAGGGGCCGGACCCTGAAACGGGTGCCCCTGCCGTCCGTACCGGCCGTACGCCGGACCACATCAGCCGGTCCGGTGGCCCGGGTGTTCTGACCGGAGATCTCCGCCGGTCCATCCGGAAGAGCCGTAAGGCCAGACCTGACGCTGAGGGCGGTTGGTCACAGGTGGTCATGGCCGGTGGCGAAGCGGGTTTCCAGAACCGCTACAAGGCCACGGTTGAAGGCAAATACCCCTACTTCAAGCCCGGAGTTGAGAAGGCATCACCGAAGGTTCGCGGGTTCTTTGAGGGCGCGTGGGCTGCTGCGGTGAATGGCAAGAAGCGAATATAGGGAGGTACCCAAATGAGCGCTCTGCCTCCCGTATTCATCGAGTTTCTCGGCCGGTCTACGGGCTTCATGGCCACGGCCAAGGGTGTCAAGACTGAGCTAGCCACCGTTGAACGCGAGGGTGGCGGCAGCATGGCGCGAATGGGCGCTGTCTCGAAGGCTGCCCTGCTCGGTATCGGTGTCGCTGCCGGTGTCGCTGCCGTCAAGACAGTGCACATGGCTGCCGACTTCCAAACGCAGATGACTCGCGTTCGTACCGGCGCCGGAGAATCGGCCCGAAACATGAAGATGGTGGGCGATGGCGTACTAGCCATGGCCGGTCGAGTCGGACAGTCCACAGAGTCACTGACCAGCGGTCTGTACATGGTGGAGTCCGCCGGATACCACGGCGCAGATGCGCTAAAGGTTCTCGAAACCTCAGCCAAGGGCGCGAAGGTCGGTGCGGCTGAACTGTCCACCGTGACCGATGCTGTCACCACGGCAATGAACGCCTACAAGATGGGCGCCGGGGACACCACCACAGTCATGAACGCGCTGGTGGCCACTGAGTCTGAGGGTAAGACCAACCTGGAAGCTCTCGCTGGCTCGATGTCCGGCATCCTGCCCGTTGCGGCGGCAGCGCACGTGAAGCTGAACGAGGTTCTAGGCGCCATGGCAACCATGACGTCCCAGGGCACCGACGCGCGCGTTTCGGCTACCTACCTGCGGCAGACGATTGGTCAGCTCTCCAACCCCAGCGCTAAGGCTGCTGCGACCATGAAGGGTCTCGGTCTCAGCGCTACGAGCGTCGCCCAGGAACTAGGCAAGAAGGGTCTGGCAGCGACGCTGACCACCCTTACGGACGCCATCAAGAACAAGATGGGCCCGAATGGCACGGTGCTCATCGATACGCTGCAAAAGGCAGCGAGTAAGGGCAAGGATTTTCAGTCCGCCCTGAACAAGGCGAGTGGGTCTCAGAAGACCTACATTGGTGCGCTGGCCACCATGGTTGGTGGCACGAAGTCCATGATGGGTGCGCTTCAGCTAACCGGCGCACACATGGACACGTTCAAGAAGAACGTTGACGGCATCGCAGAGCATGTCCGCAAGGGTGGCAAGGAAGTTGAAGGCTGGGCGGACGTTCAGAAGACGTTCAATCAGCGCATGGCCGAAGCCAAGGGTGCCATTGAAGCGATCGGCATCAAGATTGGCCAAGCCCTCTTGCCGTACGCCACGAAGATGATTGAGTGGCTGGCCACGGGGATCAACTGGATAACCCGCCATCGGACCGCTGTGATTGCCCTGGGCGCTGCCATTGGTGGAGTCCTGGTCATCGGGCTCGCTGCGGCCGGAGTAGCGGCATGGAACTTCACTGCTGCTCTACTGGCCAACCCGATTACGTGGATCGTTGCCGGTGTCATGCTGCTCGTGGCCGGACTGGTGCTGCTCGTCATGCATTGGCGGCAGGTCTGGAACTGGATTAAGACCGATATCCCGATTGTGGCCACCCTCTTCCGCGCAACATGGAAGGGAGCGCTAGCCGCTTTCCATGCGGTCTGGTCGATGACCATGAATGCCGTTCACGGAATCGTGGTCTGGTTCAATCAGAACGTCCTAGCGTGGCTAAAGGCTCGCTTGAAGGATCTGACGTCCTGGTGGAAGTCGCACAGCACCGAAATCCGGGGAACCTGGAAATTGCTGTGGGCTGCCGTCAAGAAGGAAGCGCAAGTTGCGTGGGAATTCTTGAAGGTTGGGCTGGAAGTCCTTAAGGCCGTTTTCATGGCGGCATGGGACCTGATTTCCGGCGCCATCAAGACAGCTTGGGCCATCATCGCTGGCACCGTGACGACCGGCATGCACCTTGTGCTGAACATCGTTGCTGTCGTTATGGACATCCTGACCGGCCACTGGTCGAAGGCTTGGCAGGACGTCAAGAAGCTAGCTTCTGACGCATTTCACGACACCGTCAACGGCATCAAGAGCGTGGCCAGTAACTTTGGCTCGATGCTCTACAGCGCCGGTAAGGATCTGATCCTTGGCCTGATCCATGGTCTAAAGGACATGACCGGGGCTGTCGGTGACGCCATCAGCGGCATCGCTCACGGTGCGGTGAATACGGCGAAGTCCATCCTGGGAATCGCGTCCCCCTCGAAGGTCTTCCGACAGATCGGTATCTGGGTCAATGAAGGTCTGATCCAGGGTCTGACTGGGTCTACGTCTCGGGTCGAGAGCGCCATCAAGACCACGCTGACGAAGCTCATGCAGGCTTACAACGCTGTCGCTGACCAAAAGGGCAAGAAGGGTGTCAGCAACCATTGGGTCACCTCCCACGAGCATGCCATCAAGAACCTGGAAGCGTACGTCAAGAAGGAAGGCGCACAGCTAGACAGGCTCGCTAAGCAGCGTGACAGCGTGGCGAAGCGGTTGAAGGATGCTCAGACCAAGCTGAAGAATCTTCAGAAGGAGTGGACCGACGAGCGAAACAGCATTGCTAGCGGCATCATGCAGGGCGCTTCCGTGGTCATGCAGCCGCAGGCGGACGGACAGCTTCTCAGCGCTGGTGACGTGCTCGCGAACTACCAGGATCAGGTCAACGCTGCTACGCAGTTCGCAGCGAATCTGAAGACGCTACAGGCGCGCGGTCTGTCTGCTGACATGATCGAGCAGATTGCGTCCGCTGGTGTCGAGCAGGGCGGAGCCACGGCAACGGCCCTACTGGGTGCGAACGGCAATCAGCTGAAGCAACTCAACTCCCTACAGGGGCAGATGAAGACCGCTGCTAACAGCACCGGTAAGTCTGTGGCCGATTCCATGTACGGCACGGGCATCAATGCGGCCAAGGGTCTAATCAAGGGACTTCAGTCCCAGGAAAAGGCCATTGACGCGCAGATGCTGAAGATAGCCAAGAGCATGGAAAAGCAGATTAAGAAGGCTCTGGGTATCCACTCGCCTTCGCGTCTGTTCCATGAAATCGGGCGCTTCATCACTGCCGGTCTGGTCACCGGTCTTGATTCCGGAAACGGCGATGTGCGGAACGCTGCAACCCGCATATCTAGCGCTGTCATCCGGGGTACCGACGTTCCCGCGCTGAGTGGCTCCGCTTCGGGTGGCGCCATGATTCAGCACAACGTCCAGATCGTTGTTCAGGGTTCGGTCCGTAGTGACCGTGACCTACGGGACGTCATTCAGGAAGAGATGTACCGCTACGGCGGACGTAACTCCGTCACGTGGCAGGAATACAAGCGCTAGCAGGGTGGGGGACCACCTACAGAAATCTGTATGTGGTCCCCTTCCAGTGAGGTGAACGAGTGACTATCTCCGCTGTCGGCAGCCTGATTCAGGCGCGCGGAACGGGCGTTACCACGCTGAGCGCCGGAACCCCGGTTACCGGCAACGTGCTGGTACTGGCCGTACGAGCCTCTTCAGCGTCCGTGAGCGTCAGCTCTGTCTCTGGTGGCCTGGTGACCACCTGGACGCGCCTAGCGGGCTCTGTGGACGCTCTGACGGGTTCGGACGTCGAACTCTTCATGGGCACGGTGACCGGCTCCGGCTCGTCCACCATCACTGTCAGCTTCAGTGCTTCGGTAGCCAGCACTTCCACTGAGCTACTGGCCCAGCAATTCCAGTCTTCAATTTCCGGCGCTTCGTGGGCTGTTGGCTCGCTGGGTGCCGTAACTGACGGGATGGGTACGGCAGTTACCTTCCCGTCGCAGACGAGCACGGCAAGCGCCCTGTACTTCGGCTACGCCTTCGTGGCCAACACTGCCGCCGCAGGCGCCACTACGGGCTTCACGTACACCGTGACCACAGCGGGGAACCTAGTCACCTACAACCCTGCTGCAACCGGCACGGTGGCCCCTACGGCGTCCCAGAGCCCTTCGGGTAACTGGGTGACGGTCGGTGCCTTCCTGGTGGACGTAGCGCCCGTTCCTGCCTCGCTGAACGCCAATTACCCCGTGATCGAAGAACTGTGGGGCCCCTCTTGGACTGCTGCCGGGGGTGCGTTCCCTCAGACCCAGTGGACCAACCTTGTTGACCGGACGCTGACGCAGGCTTCCAGCCGCAGGGGTAAGCAGTACGAGCTAGACCAGGCGCAGGCAGGCGACTATCAGATCGTCCTAGGCAGTCAGGACGGTGTGCTAGATCCGACCAATACCGCTGGACCGTTTGGCGGGAAGATCCTGCCTTACCAGCCGTACCGGCGCCGGGCCCAGTGGCCACCTACGGCGAACATCCTGACCCCGGAACTTGCCACGGCGGGGGAGGGGTACATAGCGGGGAACATCCCTGCATCCTTCAATCTCGTCACTCCCTCTTCGGCCACCATTCCGGGTGTCATTCAGACGCTCTCCGCCGGTTATGCCTACCAGGGTTCGAACGTCTTCCGCTTCGCCATTCCGGCCAACCCGACTGCCAACTCGGGCGTCTGGCGTTCGGACATCATGGCCGTTCGCCCCGGTAAGAAGGTGACGTTTTCGCTGTACCTAGCGAACGGTACGGCTAGCACCACGTCCACCGTGCTGCCCTACATTGCATTCCTGAACGCTGACGGAACCACGGTGTGGGGGAACGGGACCACGGTCTCTGTAGTCGGTGTCAGCGGACAGCCCACGTGGTCCCGCGCAACGGTCACGACTACGGCACCGACCACGGGCGCTGTCTACGGCATGCGCATTGGGATGAACATCCCTGCTACCGGCATGCAGACCGCAGCGTCTAACACCTACGTTGACGGCATTCAGGTCGAGTGGGGGAGCACGGCCACGGCGTGGGTTTCGCCCGGCAAGTGGTACCCCATCTTCAGTGGATTCACGGAGCGTTGGCCTACTCAGTGGGTCGACGGTGGAACCTACGGGCAGGTCAGTCCTACGGCCGTTGACTCGTTCGCGCTGCTCTCGCAGATCACGCTAGATCAGGTCTACCTTCATGAGCTAAAGCAGTACTCCCCGAAGTACGTGTACAAGCTCAGCGAGGGTGCGGGCTCTGCCTTCGTCACGGACGCTGTGGGCAACAATCCGCCGGTCTATGCGAAGTACGGTAAGGCTGGCTCCGGCAACTGGACGTTCGGCAATGCGCAGGCTTCAAACACCAGCGCTGGCACGTGGCTTGGCTCGAATGAGACCGTGCTGAGTGCTCGTCCGTCCGGTGCGGGCTCCAACTCGGGTGGCCCCGGGACGTACCTGGACTTCAGCGGAGCAGGGCTCTTCGGGCCGGACAACGGAGCCTTCACGCGCACCATCGCCTTCCGGTACATGGGCGGCAGTGCTCCGACCGGCGCGGCTTTCATCTGGGGGTACTACAGCCAAATTGGCTCCAACTGGGGAGTTGACTGGCTTCAGTCCGGCGTGGCTCTGATCATCGACACGGACGGACATCTAAAGCTCAAAATCAACATCTTCGGTAGCACGGCCCAATACGTGGACTTCGGCGCGTCCGTGATTGATGGGGACTGGCACCACGCCGCTTTCTCCTGCTCGGGCTCGTCCGTAGTGATGTCCATCGACGGTGTCACTTCGCTGGCAACGGTCACCGGGACCATTCAGATAAGCACGATGAATGACGTCCTGGGCGCGCGGTACAACCCGTACAGCAAGATTACGACGAACACCTTCTATGGTGATCTCGCGTACGCCGCTGAATACGAAACCGCCCTAGGTCCCACTCAGTTCGTGAACCTGTACAACGCGTGGAAGACCGCTTGTCAGGGGGAGTCCTCCGGGGCCCGGTACGCGCGCATTCTGCGTTACGCCGGTTTCGCTGGGGGAGTGAACACGGACACCGGTAACACCACTTCGATGGGCCCAGCAACGGACATCGTTGGTGGCGATGCGATGACAGCGCTGAGCAACGTGGTTCAGACCGAGAACGGCTCACAGTTCGTGGGCGCTGATGGCTCGATCACGTTCCGCTCTCGTGGCTCGCGCTACAACTCCCTCGCGCCGGTCTACACGTTCGGCGATGGGGTGGGCGAATACCGGTACGAAGATCTGCAACTGGACTTCGACTCTACGCATCTCTCCAACTCGGTAGCGATGACGCAGCAGACCACCGGGTCAGTCTTCAGCGCCCAGGACAGCGCGAGTATCGCGAGCTACTTCACGCGCACCCTCACGCGAACTCTGAACACGACCAACGCTCTTGAGTGTCAGGATGCGTCCGACTACTACGTTTCTCGGTATAAGCAGCCGCTGACGCGCGTGAATTCGATCAAGCTGCACCCCAGCGCGAACCCGTCGCTCTGGCCGGTCCTGCTGTCCCTGGAACTGGGGACGCGCATCCGGATCAACCGGCGTCCGCCCGGCGCACCGACCATCACGGTTGACTGCTTTGTTGAGCAGATCAGTTGGGACATGGACAGCAGTAACGAAGCGTGGGTGACGCTGCAATGCAGCCCGATTGACCCCGTGACGTACGCCGCTTTCGGTGCCTTCCACACCACGCTGAACACTGCTGCGGCTGCTGGTGCTACGTCCATCACGCTGAACAACGGCGCGGACAACACCAACCCGCTCGCTGCCCAGATACCCAAGGGCGCACAGCTCTACGTGGGTTGGGGGACTCCGAACCAAGAGTTGGTGACCGTGACCACCGTGGCGACCACGTCTAGCGGCTGGACCACGGCAGCGTGCGGAATCAGCGCCCTGACCAACTCTCACAGCGCCGGAGAAATCATCTGCGAACCCCTGCCGTCCGGGTACAGCGACCCAACGTATTGGGACGCCACGGAGCAATTCGACAAGACCGTTTTTGCGTACTAACTGAGGTGAACTCCCATGTCTGGTCTGGCCGTTCCTACGCCGTACACGGCGGTAACCGGCAACTTCCTTACCGGCTCGCTGTGGAACGCCCAGGTACGTGACGCTGTCTCGTTCCTGATTGATCCGCCCCGGTTTTCCGGCATGTGCACCACGGCCCCAACCCTGACGTCCGGCACGTCGTATGGCTCCATCACGCTGGACACGGAGCAGTACGACACGGAGGGCGGACACAGCACCACCAGCAACACGAGCCGGTACGTAGCCGCTTACGCAGGGCTCTACCAGGTTGTCTATTCGGCATCGTTCGCAGGCAACGCCACCGGGTTCCGGTCGGCGCGAATCACTGTGAACGGCTCATCGATTACCGCACCGGGTGCCGTTGTCGAAATTCCGGCATCCGGTTCGGGCAACTCGCTGGTCATCTGCTCCACCACGTACACGTACCTGGGTGTGGGCGATTACGCCGAAATCCAGGTGTGGCAGAACTCCGGCGGAAACCTCAACCTGAACAGCACCAATACGGGCATGTCCTGTACCTGGTACGCGAAGTCATAGGAGTAGGGAAATGCAGGAATCTACGAGCGTGAACTACACGCTTACCGGCACCGACACAAACGGGAATGACTTCATCTTCATTCAGTCCCCGTACCTGACCGACGCTTCCGCTCTCGCGCTGGTCGAGAACATCCGCGCCTTCGCATGGCCGGAAGAGCTAGCCCCGGTCACGGTCCGTGCGATGAAGGTGAGCGACAGCGCCACCACATGGCAGTGCAACCCGGGCACCAGTCCGGCAGCCTTCAACTAAACAGGAGAATCTGAAATGGCAGTTCTGGGCGTTGACGTTTCGGGCTACCAGTCCGTCAATTTCTCGACTAAGGGTCTGGCCTTCGCGTTCGTCAAGGCGACTGAGGGCACCGGGTACGTGAACCCGCGCTATGCCGGACAGGTGGCGACTGCTCGCGCTGCTGGCCTGGTGGTCGGTCACTACCACTTCGGCAAGAACGGGGGAGTGGCTGAGGCTGACTATTTCCTCAAGAAGGTTCAGCTACACACCGGGGACATCCTGGCTTTCGACTGGGAGACGTCCGGCGTAAGTCAGGCTGAGCGGGACGCGTTCATATCGCACGTCAAGGCGAAGGCGCCGGGCCACAAGGTGGTTCTGTACTGCAATGTGGACTACTGGACCCACCGGGACAGCGACAACGGCGGACCGGCTGATGGTCTGTGGATCGCTGACCCGAACCACGCTGCGGGGAAGCCCAACATCAAGCACGCGTGGGTGTTCCACCAGTACAGTTGGGCCGGTGGTATTGACCGGAACGTAGCGAACTTCAAGAACGCTGCTGCGCTGCGGAGTTGGGCGAACCCTGCGCCGGTCAAGAAGCCCGTTCCCGCCCCTTCCAAGCCTGCTCCGGCCAAGCCTGCGCCTGCTCCGGCAAAGACCATCGAGCAGCGAGTGAGCGCGCTAGAGACTGCCGTCACGGCACTACAGGCGAAGGTGAAGTAACGGGCTAGCTGTCGAACCGCTCTCATAACAGGGAGCGGTTCACAGCTCACAGGCGAAGGCACTCCCCACATGATTGACGGAACGAGCATTGCCCCAGGTACGGCGTGGGTCATCGGTGCCATTGGCGCATCGCTGGTTACCGCCGGACCGGCATACATCGCAGCGCGTAAGTCCCGTGGTGCAGCCCGCGAAGAGGGCGCCCTAACCCGGGACGCTGTCAGCGAGGCAATCGGCGAACTGAACGGGCGGATTGACCAACTGGGTCATGGCCTGCGTTCGGATATCGCTGAAGTGCGGGACTGGCAGGCAGCGCACACAACCGAGCATGCCGTAGCGGCATTCCAGCATGTAGACCCACATCCGCGCCTAGAGCGCAGGAATCAGGAGTAGAGCGAATGGCCATTTCCGGCAAGGTAACTGCGTCCACCGTTGCGGCCGCAGGTACAACCATCGTGGCTGGCATCATCGCGCCCCACGTGTTCCAGCACAGCGTTCCCAGCGACGTGCGCGGCCTGATCGAGGGTGGCGTGACTGCTGTCATCACCTTCGTGTCCGGCTATCTCGCACGCCACGGCATCGCCTACGAGAAGCTCGCTGCGGACACGGCGGAGGTTGCTGCGGATCTGGGCGTGCCGTTCATGGCGCTGTCCGACGTGACCGAAGAGAAGCCCGCCCCTGACATGGTGGCGGAGCCTGCTCCGGTCGCCGCTGTCCCTGCCGCCCCGGTCGCTGAGGCTCAGTCCAGCGTCGGTGTCTGATCAACCTTTCGCCCCTCTTCCTGGCCTGCGCTGGGAAGGGGGGCGTTCGAGTCGCTCCCTGTATTCCGAAGGAGGGACTCATGAACAATATTGCCCTTATCGGCAAAGCCCGGTCCGGCAAAGACACTGCCGCCGCATTCCTGGTGACCGAGCGAAGCTACACACGAATTGCATTCGCTGACCCGCTAAAAGAGATGGCGCTGAGCATCGACCCGCTTATCCCTGCGGGCAGGATCATCGGGCAGCAGATTCACGTACGCCTCAGCGCCCTTGTCCGTGACGTGGGGTGGGAGTACGCGAAGGACAAGTACCCGGAGGTTCGCCGCACGCTTCAGAGCATCGGACAGACACAGCGGGAGTTCGATGCGGACTACTGGGTGAACGTCGCCCGGCGGAAGATCGATGCGGCTGAGGACTGGAACATGCCCGTGGTGGTCACGGACGTCCGGTACGAGAACGAAGCGGACATGTTGCGTGCGCGCGGCTTCCGCCTGGTGCGGATCATCCGGCCGCAGACGCAGCAGCCCGGAGAC